ATAAAAAATCTTTAAAACTTATCATTTTTTTAAATCCGATCTAAAGGCTTTGCCTTTTTGTTGTTTATCTTTAGTTACTTTAAACTTACCAATTCTTGCAACCATGTTTGTTAATTCAGTTTTCCCTTTAGCTAATTCTTTTTCTAAAACCTTTTTTACTTCTTTCCATATAGAATCAAGAATCGCACCATCACTTGCTACTAATGGAGCTTCGTCTAGTTGAGCATGTTCTTTAAAGTTTTTCATTTGCCTTGGTCTACTTTATTTTGTAAAAAGTCTGTGGCAGAATCTAAATAATCTGCAGCCTTTACTAATTTGTTTACCCACCATGATGGATATTCTGCATCTGGTTGTACTTGAGCTAATAATTGCTCTGCATTTCTTTTTAAAGATGTTAATTGATTCTTTACATTGGCAGAATCAACGTGACCATCTTCAGCAATTCGTTTTTTATATGTTTCTGTTAAATTCATAGTTCAACCTTCATTCTTCTGCCTGGTCTTATATTACCAGATTTTCTTTTGATTGTTTCGTCCATATCTATATCAAAGTTAATATGAGTAATATCCCAACCATTACCTTTTTTCTTAGCAGTTAACCATCTACCATTAAGTGAATCCATTGCTACTTGGTTTAAATCTGTTTTAGGAAACTTTTTACTCTTTTGAGATCCTGGAATAAAATATAAACTAGCAAGATCATCATATAACTCATCATCACCAAATGGCATGATTTTTAAATATTTGTCTACATCTTTTTCAGTAGTACCAAAGAATGGCTTAGATACTAGGTCCATTAATTTTTGAAGTTTAGTTTTAGTATCTGGTATATCCCATGTACCTTCTTTAACTGTTCCTTCTTTAACTGATTCTGGTAAAGACATCATAAACTTACCAATTTTTTTATTGGAGCCTGATACACTAAGTTCAGTACCAGTTTTAGTTTTTTTACTTACAACTTTTACACCAGCTTTTTGAGCAAGCTTAAGTGCAGTTTGATGGCTATCATCGTCCATATCTACTAATTTAACGGTTTCTTCATTAACTGATTCATTTGCTTGTCTTAAAGCATCTTTGACCATAGGATCATTTGCTAATCCTCTTTTCATTGCTTCAATCTTCTTATGAGCTCCAGTCATATTACCACCCATATCAAGAGCAATTTTAACTGCAGCTGCGACAAGAGATGAAGGGAATTTACTTCTGTATTTTTCTCTTAGTTCTTTAAATTTCATTTTTTATCCTCTTACTTTGGCTGCAAGATCTTTATCGGCCTTACCCCATGTTCCTTTTGATTTAGTTACGAATGAATTGACTCTTGCCAATCCCCATTGAACAGCAGTTGTTCCTGGTCTATGACCTGTTTTCCAAGCTGCTACTCCCCTATTAAAAACTTGTCTTAATATACTTAATGGCATACCTGATTTATCAGCTTTCTTTTTTAAAGCTGCATCTGACTTACCTTCAGTAATTATAAAATCTTCAAATGTTAAATGTTCTGCCCACTCACCATACATTTGTTTAAATTTCTTTGTATGTTGAGATGGTTTTGTTTCAGCTCTTGCGTCTCCAGGAGCTGGTTTGGTTGATTTCTTTTTAAAATGAGCATCTCTTTTTTGTTTAGTTGACTTAGCAAGACCTGTAAAATACTTAGCAGGCTGTGATCCTTTACGATCTCCAATATCTGCATCTTCTTTTTCTTTTACTAATTTTGAAAAAGGTGTATTTTTAAGTAAATATTTTGTATATTCATCAGTACCTATTTCATTATACTCAGCCAATTCTATAGCATCAAGCCAATATCTTTTTTTACCAAGTTCAGATTCTACGATAACATAGTTAGTACCACAAACAATAATCTGTCCAATTGTTGATGATTCTTTTATATTAACAAGATCGCCTTCTTGAAAAAGATTACCTCCAACATATTCTTCTCTTGTTTGTGAAACGACTGGAAGATCAACATGTTGTCTAAAAGTATTTTCTAATTTTAATCCCATACCTTTACGTACAGCGTTAAAAAGATCTGTTGGATGAAACCTAGCTGGAACTCCTTTCGCAAATCCAGCTAGATCATTTTGTTGAGCGGACATACGCATTTTTGAAGCAGACATACCAGTTGCACCTTCGGCATCTGGATCTCTATCTCCTGCGCTTACTACATTAATTGCACCTTCGAAATTATAAAAACCATGTTTAGCTTGTTGACCATTATATTTGTTAAGTAGAATATCAAATTCTCTTACTCTGTCTGATCCTGCTACCATAGTAACCTTAGTGAACCCTTGGTCGTAAAGTTTTACTGCAATATCCAGTACTGTACGAACGTCACTATCGGCCATAATATTCCGTGCATGCTTAGGAAACATTTTACGAAGAAATTTAATTTTGTCTTTTGGTTGAAGAGGATTCTTCTTTGCATCTACAGATTTGGATGCGTATATGCGATATGAACCACCACGTGATTGTTTTTTTAATGCATCAAATAATTTTTCATGACCAATCGTTGGCGGATTGAATCGCCCAAAAACGAATGAGATCTCTTTTGTGTTTTCAGTTAAATAATCACTGAATGATTTTATCGACATTTATATCCTCGGTTCCCATTTAGCCTGGATTGTCCCAGCCTTTTATAATATCTTTGCTAAAATTATTAGTTGAAAATTCTAATCTATCAACTAACTTAACAGCTCCACCTTCCATACGATCTATAGCAACAAAACCTTCGGGGTTGGTTACTCTAAATCCGGACGTTGTTTTTACAAACGTACCAATTTTACTTAGTTTGTTTAGTTTATTTATAATAATTAATTTGCTGTCTACAATTAAATTTTGTAAATCAAACACATTTGTTAAATTTTTTAAGTTCTTTTTATCAAAAAACTTTAAAAGTTCATCTCTTTTTTGTATTTGAATATCTTTTCCTTTTTGAGATGATCGTTTATCTATTTGTTTTGCATAACGATCTTTCACAAACATAATTAAACCTGTTGCATGTTTCTTTGTATTCGTAATTCTTTGGCCTTCTCTTACCATACGATTATTATATACATTAATGATTAGGTTTAATTCTTTATTAGATTCTATTTCTTTTAATGTAGAAGCTGATATTTTTTTAAATATCTTACCAGCATCTGAAAGTTTCTTTGATACTAATAAACTATCTTTTTGTGTTAACGTTGCAGTACCACTTAAGTCTTTTAACGTAGCATCTACTTGCCATACATTTGGAGATGATTTAAGCTTTGATGTAATATCTTTACCAAACTCAGCTCTCATTGTTTCAAATGTTCCACCACTATATGATGTATGCCATACTATACCAACTTTTGCTTTTGCTATTTGTTTTGCTAAGGGCGTACCTGCAGGTATAGCATAAAGGATAGTATTAGGATGGAAAGTAATATGTTTAACTCCACCAATTGTCTCCGTTTTTAAATCACTTGAATCAAACATAAAGTCGCCTTGTATTACATCTTTGATGCCAAGGCCTTTTAAGTTATCAAAAGCTAATTTAAGTTTTTTATTAAGATCACCTGATGTATCAGCATCTATATCTGCATGATTCTTATATACTTTAGGATCAGCATTAAAGATACCTTTTTTTGCTACAAAGAATTGTCCATCTCTTGGATCTTCTCCAGCAAATAAGGCGGGAGCTCCGTCCCACTTGACAGTAACATCTATAGGTGCTTTGGTGTTACCGCTCAACATATCCCTCAGTGATCTTAGCGCTAGGATAGCTTGGCGAGCTCCCTTAACTCCACCGTCTAAAACAAGATCCTCAATATGAGTCATATGAGTATTCTTGCCAGCGGCCTCTGTTAAGTAATTAGTTAATGATATCATTTTGGTGCTTTTGCAAAATGTTTAGGAAGTTTAAAGTATTTAATCCAACTTGAATTAACTCTCCATCCTTCTTTATCTTTTAAAAAACATGCTGAATTTGAAGCCTTTCCATATCCTCTAATAAAAAGCGCTGCTTTTACACCATGACTTTCAATTGGTTTTGTTTTATCTAATAATGCCGTTATTGTATCTGTAGGATCTCCCTTGAGCCAACAATTTGCTGTAGCTTCGTTATTTTTTCCAAACTTATTTGCTCCACTAAAAGCTTCAAGCGATTCTTTTTTATCTAATATAATTCCTGTATGTTTTTTAGTGATTCCAGTATCTACAACAAACCAATGCAAAGTAGGAGCTTTTGTATTTCCTACTACACTTTTTGAATCCTTATTTAATTTATCATACATATCCATAATAATTCGAATTGATTTTGCTTTACCAAATATTTGTTCATATCTTTCTGGTTTCATCCAATTTTCAATAAAGGTAGCATTAGCTGCTTTTAAACTATATTTTAATTGATTACCATATCCTGGCAATTTTTCTACCAATTCTACGTATAAGTCTGTTTTTGGATTTCCTATACCTTTATAATGTGGTTCACCAATTCTTTTAACATGATACTCTTTTCCTTTATGTTCAAACTCCCAGTTACCTCCAGTCCCATTAATAAAGACATTTGCGATTTGACCTTCATGGCCATGACCGCCTTTAAATGGTTCCCATACATTTGGATTTAATTTATCTTTAAGATCAACTTGAATAAAATCTACTTTTTTACCAGTTGGTTTTAAAATATCTGATAATCTAATAAAAAATTCTTTGCCTTTATAGTTTATTTTAGTAACATATGAACGACCCATTACTTTTAGGTCTTTTTCATCGCGATCAAGAATTTTAAATTTTTCGCCTTGAGATATATCGCCTACTATATTTTGGCCTAAGTCATAAAGTTTTGCATCTCTATCTGCTTCAAAATCTATATTAGGATCTTTAGCCATTTGGACGTATTTGTAAAACGCTCCTGTAGACCTTTGATAATTAGTTGTACCACCAGCTAGGCTAGCTTCGTAAATAAAATTTTTTAAGCTTTTCATAGAGTTATTATACCTTACTTTTAAGTATTTGTAAATATCTATTTATAACTTTTTGAGCTTTATCTTTTTTTATAAAACATATTGGGCGAAATTTCTCCGCCCCTGTCTACGCTGATAATCTTTTTTTCATGAAGCTTTCGGATTGTTCTTTCAGCACCTTCACGTATGCCAATTTGAAATGCTTGATATGCTGCAATTGATATAATACAACCAAGAATAACGTACTCCATTACAAAAGTACTCGTTCTACATGTGTATCAAAACCTTTTTTTCGCATTTGCTCTTCAAATATAATTGCATCTTTAAGCTGATCAAAAATATAATCAGCTTTCACTTCTTCATTTTCAGTAGCAATTACTTTAAATGAAACATCATCTTTGGTATACATATACATCCATTCTCTCCGCTAAACTTAATGGTATTGATCTGTCATATGCTCTAGGATGTCTGCCTTGTGCAATAGCAACTGAAGCTCTTGGTCCACGTCCTTGACATTTGACATAATATCTTGGAAGCTTTGTTGGTTGTGTTACAGAATAACCATTATCAAATCTATATTGAGTTAATGATTCTTTGTAAGAATTTTCTTGATTAATAACTTTAACTACTTTACGAACTGTTTCAAGTTCAAGCATATCACCTGCACTTTTTGTGTGTGCAGTCATTACATAATTTTGTGAGCCTCTCATTAGTGGAATATCCTCCTTGCACCATTCTCTATAATGAAGTCAAGTTCGACTTCACCAATGATACCAAAACCATTTTTGAATCTAATAGAATCATTAAGTAGATTCCAATCTTGGTCTTGAGTTGATTTAGCAAGAGCCAATTCAACAAGATCTAATTCAATCTCTACAGTTTGACCTGTAGCAAGATGTGTACCTATTAAACCATTAACCATGTAGCACCTCCATTTCTTCAAATCTTTTTTCGACCAATCTGTTAACCACAACATCTCTATCAGTCATAGCAACTCTCATATCGAAAGATTCACACATACCTGGTAGCATTTTACCGCCATCAAGCTCTCTAAGAATACTTGAAGTATTCATTTCTAAGACATCAGCCAAGATTTGCTCTTTGACCATTTCATTTTGTAAATTTGACATATTATCTCCTTATCAATTTATAGTTATATTATACCATAGTTTGGAGTAGTTGTAAACGGTTTTTGTGAAAAAAATTGAAAAAACTTAACAGAAAAGTGTTGTTCTCAAAAAGGGGAGTATGAAACTCCCCCACGAATTGTCATAACTAAAGGTTATTATACTTCTTTTGCAATAAAAGTGTATACACCGTAAGCAAGTGCTACCCATGCAAATAGGTCGACTAAGCCACCTAAGAGTAGGTATGATAATGATAGTCCGACGATAACACCGCCGTCCCAAGATGTTCTTTCTGCCCATCTGTCCATTACCCATGCTTTTGCTGTATTTAACATATTCATATATTTCTCCTTTATACTTTAAAGTCAGCAAACGAGTCATTACTTTCTCGTTCACCAAACTTGTTTATCGGCTTATCTGGTATCATGTCAGACATAATATCTGATTGAGCCGACTCCTCTACATCATATAGCTTCATGCGGGAACGATCTACACCAACCACAAATCTCTTGTATTTGGTCGGATCGTTATAACGATTTTTCAATTGTTTTACCATTATTTGGCCAAGTTCCTCAAGTTCCTCTGTTGAAATAAGAGCAAACATAAGATCCGCCGTTGCAGGTAAACCAAATGATTCAGATGTATCCTCTAGACCGACGTCAGTATTACTGAAACCAGACCTTGTAGTCTGAGTTGCCGATACTATAGGTACATTGAATTCCACAGCCAGTCCACGAAGTTCTTCCGCGATGGCTTTAATATAGGTATAACTATTTATACTTCCACCCATGCCACGCATGCGACTTGAGGCACAAATATTTAAATAGTCAATATAGACCATATCAGGACTAAAGTTCTTTTTGAGTCGTAACTCATTAAGTAAAGCTCTGAAATGGCCTGTGTGAGCTGAGCCAGTAGGATATTCTTTTACAATAAGTTTACCTACTGATGCTTTTGCTATCTTACCAATCTTATCATCGAATACATGTTTAGATAATGATCCAAGAGATTCAATTGGCAAATTCATTAAGTTAGCATCGATTCTTTCAGCGATACGTTCTTCAGCCATTTCCATTGTAATGTACAAAACATTCTTTCCTTGATTAAGAACTGATGCTGCACAATGACACATGAACAATGACTTACCTACGCCAGTTCCGGCTAAGGCAATATTAAGTGTCTTATTAGGTAGACCACCTTTTGTTATTTTATTAAAATAATCTAAATCAAATGGTATGCGATCTTCTTTTCTATTATAAAATTCAAACCTTTCGTCTGAGTTATCAATATAATCATGACCAATTGCTTCATCAAATGATACTCCAAGAGCTTCCGAAAGTATTTCAGGTATAGCACCTTCACTTCGTTCTTTGTCTTTACCATCAATGATTTGTATAGAATCCATGATAGCATTATAGACAGCTCTCTCTTTGCACCACTTTTCTGATTCATCAAGTAGATACTCTGTATCAATATCTGATTTTTCAGCAATTTCATTTACCAATCTTGATGCATTATTTAATACATCTTCAGGAGCATTGATCTTTTTAAGCTCAAGCTCTAAGATTTTTGATGTTGGTAATTTATTGTGTTTACTTACAAAGTTGACAATAAGATCGAATACCGTTTTATGTGTACCTTCAAAATATTCATTTTTTAAATATGGTACTACTCGTCTACAATAATCTTCGTTATTAAGAAGATGATTCAGTATGTGAGTCGGTAGTTGATTCGTCATTAGCAATTCCTATTGTTGATAAATTATTTTCTTTAGCGTATTCTAAAGAATCCGTTATTATATATTGTAGTATCGCGCCAAGATAATTTTTAAATGATTCATCTTGATCAAGTTCGTCTACACTAAAATCTCCTGGATCTTGTACTGTATAATTAAAACTAAGTGTAGCCATATCTAAGTTAGGATCTTCTTTAATACCAACTTGTCCATAAACTACCATAACACCTTTCCATGTTCCAGTTTTAAGAAGAACTCCACTGAGTGGACTATTCTCATTCTCTACAATTGAGTAGTCTTTTTCGCTTACGTTATACATTATTCTTGCACATCAATATCTAGATCAATATCAATCATTGGTCTATGTCCAATTGAATAATATGTTTTAACAAATTCTTTAAAGTCAGTGTTTTTAAAGATTGGCTCCCAGAACTTTTTAGTAAGAGTATCTTTTTCTCTTACTTTTGGCTCGAGTATTTCGCCTGTCTTCATATCAACAGCAGCATACCAACCTACATTTGGTTTAGTTACATAACCACCAGCAAGAGCGACAGTTAAAAGACCACTATATTGTTCGATACCACCTTCCCATGATACTGAGATTGGTACTTTAGATTTTTCTTTTACAAACCTAGATTTTTCTACATTGATAACAAAGTGATACCCTTGAATCTCTGTACCTTTTTTATCTTGTTGTCTTCCAATAATCCAGATGTTATCAGCTGAGTAATAGATACCTGTACCACCTGAAACAACTGCTTTAGGAAACAATCCAATCTCTTGATACGTATGGTTAACAGCAAGTAAAGGGATGTTCTTCATAGTAAGATAAGGAGTAACCATTCTGAACAGTCCCTTTAATGCTTTAGCTCTTGTCATATCTGCTACGGATTTTTCATTAAGAGCATCTTCCAACTCTTTCTTAGAGGCAAGGTTACCAATAGAATCAATAACAACAATTACCTTGTCGCCTCTTTCGATATTTTCGAGTTGGCCCACTAAGTCA